ATAGTCATTGGCCCTGGCTGTGATTGAGTAATATATAATTCTTGGCGTGGGTCCCAACTGCCCCGTGGATGTATAGCGTACACTCCGGTTTGCGGTGAGACCGATTGGCCAAGGGTGTAGTTGCCAAGCTGCATGTTTGGTATGTCAGTAATGATTGGCAAAGCACCTGCTTGTAAATAAAGTGAATCAACATAATCAACGTACATGTCTTGCACGTATTTTTGTGAATATGTATTGTCCCCGTCTTGGCTTGGAGTAATTAAAGGCATCGGTATAAGCTCTGGTTTATATTGTATGCCTATATCAACACTACTGTATTCACTTTTAATATTCGTTGTGCCATCTGATTCAACAAAGAAAGGGCCGCTAGTTGCGCCGTCAACTATCGCATACACTTGCTGACCTGCAACATTTGTTAAGCCTGTCACGTCTCCAGCTGAGTCTGAGCTTGTGTTGACTGTTGAGTCCATGTATTTACTAAAGCTCATGCTCTCTAAAAAAATTCTTTTGCCTGTGTTGACATCAATCTGTTGAACGATTGGCGTTGTCGTTACAGAGTCAGCAGTTCTTTTAATTCTAATCCAAAACATTTGCTCAATTTTATTGAGATTATATGGCTGCCAGTTTGATAAGTCGTCGAACTCCCAAGTGATTGAGCCGCTTGCTGTAAAGCCTGCGGTGTTATCAGTTGGTGTAAACGAATCCCAAAAACCATTCAAGTCTAGATATTCAAATGTTAATTCACAATCAGAACTTGATAGACCGCTTAACGTTAAGTCTATTGCAGTAAATGGTATTTGATTCCCAAGTATTATTTGCTCGTTATCATTTTCAAAAACACTTGTTGTTGTCGTAGCACCATCATCAAAAGGAGTAGTTACGTCATAAAAAGCAGTCATCAAACTATTGCTTAAGTATGCAAAGTCCATTGTTGTTTCAAACGTTGTAAGACCTAAACTAATCTGGCGCTGGACTAGCACGTGCGCTTGATTGCCCTCTCCGATTACTTGCGTATACTTTCCGCGAGTTGTTCGTTTGGACCAGGCCGAAACATTTTGCTGCAACAGTGTGCTATACATTAACATGCTGCCATTTTCTTGCGTTGCTAAGTAAAGCCTAGCCTGGATATTCTTAGGGTCCCATGTTGCATTTGAGTTTAACGTCTCAAACAAATGGTTAGACAATAGACCGGCTGGATAACCCAAGTACTTAGCTGCGCCAGTGTCATAGACTAACTGTATAACCTGAGACTTATCACCCGATGCATAAAGAATTTGATTATCAATTGTCGCAGCTTCAATATTGCTACCAGGGTTTTGAGACTGAGGTGCGAAGTAAAAGCTTGTGACTGACAAAGGAGATTCAACAAGCGGGCTTTGAGAAAATACTTTATTACTTGTTAAAAATATTATTGAATCATCAGACACCATAGATTGTATTGTCTGCTCACCTTTACCGTTAAACGATACGTTGAAAGATGATAGAGCGTCCGCCTCGGAGTCGTCGAACTCATCGTAGACCCCGCCGGATGAAAGAGCACATACATTTTTAAGCGACAAACTCCTGCCAAGCACCAGCCTATTTAAATAAAATACTCCGCGAGCAGGCCAGCCCCTTTTAGTTCCCACCGGTGTTCCGCCACCATCAGACCACATCTTTTCTTTAAGTGATGATACGTTACCGGATATCCCCGCAGTAGATATAAAGTCATCTAATACGTTACCTGTTGCAACTGTGCCAGCAGCATTTACAGAATCTATTCTCATCGAGCCACCGTTGCCTTGATACAATCCGCCAACGTGATTCGATGTATAGACCGCAGTGCTTGCCGTAAGTGTTATAGCTGCGCCCGTTGTCGCACTTGGTGTAAAAGTAAAGCCAGAGACTCTATATTGAGTGCCGCCCAACACAGTGAAGTCAAAAGATGGATAAATGCTAGGGGTAAGAGTGCTAAGCGTCCAAGCTGCAAGCGCTGGATCTGCATTGTCATCTCTTACTAGCTGTCTAATCTGCACATCTTCATGCAGTATTAATACCCTGTCATGACCTACAGCAAAATGAACTTGATTAATCTGAGCTAAAGTCCATGGCCCAGCTGTGACTGTTGCTTGCAATGCATCATTATAATAAATGTCAAAAGCAGATACTGCATTAGATTGTCTAAGAATTATTGTGTATGTAACTTCACCTGTGGAATCATAAAGAAAGTCGACTGCGTTAAGATAAGATGAATCAGTTATAACAGCGTCGGAGTTTTCTCTATCAACCATCACATCTATATAGTTAGAGCCGGGTGCTATCGTTGCTGCGCCAGTCCATAACGAAACCATGTTGCTAAGCTTTCTCGCGCCTTTCGTATAGATATCAATGTCAACTCTAGCCAGCATAGTGGGGTCGAGCTCGCCCTTTGTGAACGTGTTATGTATTGAGCTGATAGGCATTGTTATCGACCTTGGTTATTAGATGCGTAGTTATATCTTACATTGATGTAGGGTTTAGAACGTATGCCGCGAGCCGGACTGCTTTGACCGTCGGAAAATAGTGCTCGTGATTCCCACATGTCAGCGTCACTTTTGATTCTTGATGCCATTCTGTCAGAGTTTGTTACAGAGATAGCAAGCATAGAAGCCAGCTTATAGACAATGTATAACGAAAAGACCGCGGGCCATTTTGAAACTGGAACGCTCTTTGCATAGACCGCTGTGAGTGATTGGTTTGTTCTTGTTAAAACTCTGCTACCGAACACCGTGTAATCAATGAGAGGGTCAAGTCGAAACAGCATTAACAAGTCGGAGGGCATTTCCCAATAGTAAGACCAGCCATCAAATGACGGTGTAAGCGTAGTGATTGTACTCATTGCTTGGAACTCTTGAGCAAACCGCCATCGATTAGAACCAAGCTCCGCCGTAACTAAAGTTTGATACAACGCGCTTCCATCAGCTGCAAAGCTCCCACCGGACGACAATGTATTAAAACCTTGCCTGCCGCATATGATTGATGCTTGAGAAATAATTTCTATATCGGTTGTCGGTTGAGTAATTGACATAATCATCCTGATAATAATTAAAGCGCCGCCCCCGAAAGGGCAACGCTAGGGCTATTAACAACTCTTATTTAACTTGCTGCTCTTAACAATTGATAATTGATTACTGCATCCGCGCCAGGGTCAGCACTGAATGTAACGGTCAATGTGTTAGTCGTGACAACTGCATTAATAATTGTAGTGTTATTTGTGCCGTCGTCTACCATTTGAACAAACGCTAAATCAGTAGCAGCCGCGCCTGTAACTGTTACAGCTTCAGCAGCAGCGCCGCCCGAGGTAGTTGGTTGACCAGCGTACTTGACTACATGACTCGGAGTAATACCAGCCGCGAGCTTTCCCAATGTTACGTTTGCGTCAACAATACTTGCTGTCACAACTGAATTGCTTGCAAGCTTATCAGCAGTCACAGCGTCGTCAGCAATGTTTGCTGTGTCAACTGTACCAATCGCAGCGTATGAACCCACAGTTACATCAGTAGTAATGCTTGATACAACATACATACCATTTGAATCGTTGCCGTGTACATGAAACACGTCACCAACTGCAAGTAAACCAACCTCTGAACCAGACGTTAACACTTGCTGAGCTGCATTAAAGTAAGCGCTTGCTACTACTGTAGCGATTGCTTCATTCGTTCCTGTTGCTGTCGCGTTATAAGTCCACACTTTAAGAGCGCCCGTGTTAGCAGACGTTGAAACTCTTGCAAGATAATCAATATTAAAAGCCATGTTATTTCTCCAGATTCTTTATGTTATACAAAGTTAATTTCAACTAAGCCTTTAGCGTCGACAACTGAACAGCCAGCTTCTAACCACATGTTGATTAGATAAGAAGTCTTCACGTTCTCCCATGAGATATCTCCGCCTAGTCGTTCACTAGATGCATAACCCACAGCCATTTCATTAATCATGAATGCTTTACCAGCGGTAAGTCCGCCTTCATTCATGTCAGGTAGAACAATAAAGTCGATACCCATAATTGTCATGCCGTTAAAGCCATCTGAATCTAACGCTTTCTTGTTAACAAAGTCTGAACTTGTTAGTTCATTTGCAGAAAGCAAATCTTCTTCTGCCTCAGCATTCATGATGCAAGTTCTCTTGCCCATGTTACTGCTTCGTTGACGTAAGAACTTATGACCTGCTTTGAATTTGTCATATGTGAAGCCAGTACCACCAGCAGCAATAGACGCGCCTTGCAAGCTTGAAGGTGTTGTACTGTAAGTAGCTGCTTCGACTGCATCAATAATGATTTGATCTGCACGACGTGCGATAGAAAAAGAACAGAGCTTGGTGTATTCATCAACTGCATTCACAGCTAATTTATTTTTAAAAGTTCTGTCTGCGTATTCAGATGCATACCAGTCTTCAATGCTCACGACTACATCGCGATTAGTAATGTTCATTGGAGTCACATCATCTTGCGGTGCTTTTTGATAAGCCATGCCTTGGCCGAAGACAGGGAAATGAACACTAGTGCCCTTAGTGCCTGTCTTTGTTCTTATTGCGTTCTCTAAAAGAAAGCCTTCACTTTGAAACTCACTGTGCGCTTCGCTTAAGAACTGCTCGATCTCAATCTCTGATAGTTGTAATGACATACTGTACCCCTTAAAATTAAATAAAATTATTTAGATCGAAAGGGTGTCCAAGTATTTAGCGGGCCTATTACAGGTTGTCCGTTTAACTCGGGCCTTGTCATCTTAGCTTAATTATAGACTCAGATTAGTCAAGAATCAAACAGCCTCATCTTCATCATTGACTTCTATAAAGTCTTCATCTCTTGAGTCAATCTTTTGTGCTTGCTCTATCTGTGCAATTCTTTCTTCAAGCTCTGAGTGCTCGTTAATTTTAACTGCACTTTCAACAACTCTCGACATCTGCACAGCTTCAAGCGATGTTAGGTCGCCGTCCTCAATAGACTTAAGCAAAGCGCTCATCTTATCTTGTATCTTTTGCTTACTCGCAAGCCCTTTTATCTTAAGCTTACGCTGAGATGGAAGGTTAAAGCGCGTGTTCATCACTCGATTATAAAGAGCGATGTTTAGCTTAGCTCCGTCTTTATCTTCAATCATGTGATCGTAAGCCATCTTCATGTAATGAGCTTTAGCTTTTGTCGTAGCACGTGCGTAAGCCTCGGCGAACTCGGGTATCTTTTTAACCCACTCGCTGAAAGTATCTTCTGCAATGTTATGAGCTGCGCAGAACTCTTCTCTTGTCTCGCCTTTTTCAAAACGAGAGACGATATCTTTCAACATAGAAACTTTGTACTTCAAAGGGCTGTAGGCCTTGCTGGTCATTGTCTCCGACTCCTATTTTTTTTATATATATAGTATAGCACTAATAAACTAATGATAAAATTACTCAGTAACACACTAAAAATTAGTTGACTTAACAATTAAAGATGTTAAGATACGAACAACTTAAGAAACACACAACACGAATGAGGATTGAGAAAATGAGACATACAAGAAAAAGACTGACTTGCGCAAATAGAAATGACGGACTAAAAAATGAAATTGCAATAAAAAAAATAATTGATAGACACGTTGAAGAAATGAACGAGAAAGGCTGGAAGCTTGATCACATAACGTCAGGAGATAGCTTTTTTCATTATGAAGCTTACGTACATATGACTAAAGAAAATAAGGTAAAAATATGATGAACAACGAAAATTATCACGCACCAATTTCATATAAGGGCACAGTAGAAGCATGGGAAAATAGAAAGACAACAAGCAAAGCAATGATAAATTTTTTCAAAGTATATGCAAGCATGAGCGATGAGCAACGCATTGATATTTTTGAAGACATGAATAACATGATTGATTATAGAGAGGCTGTAAAATGAAAGAGCATGACGACTTAAGCGAACTAGGAAAAGAGATACTAGAACTCGAAGAAAAGATAAAGCAGACGCAAAAAGAATGTGATGCGCTACGCTCTGAACTTAGCTTTGAACGAGCTAAAAGAATACATGACTTATAAATTATTAAGAGAAATATTAAATGGGTAATGTAATTAAATTTATCGGATGCGCACTAACTGTTTCAGCGCTACACATCTACGGCGTCATCGGGTTTATACTATCGGCGGTAATTGTGGGCACAGTAATACACTTCATAGAAAAGGAATAATAATGGGTGACTCGAATGTTGACAAACACATTGTGTCTAATGCGATGGGCGAAAGAGCGGATGAAATATCCATCAAAGCTATACAAATAAGTCAGCGGATTGAGTATCTAATAGAGAACCAGACAGCTAAAGAGCTAATAGACACACTCGAAGATAACGTTTTTGATGATGTGATTGCTATGACCTTGCTTAGTATTGAAGGACATGAAGCGATAAAAATATCAGAGACAGAACTAGAAAGCATCATCAGAGAAGCGCTAGCAGCACTGCTTAAAGGTCGAGAGATGGACATGGATGTTCTGCTTGATATTGCAGACACAAGCGGCATGGGCGTCTACGGACTGATAGATGAGGGCATCGTCATTGAATATGAAAGTAATTTTTATGAGGGAGTATAGATAAATGAACGATGAAGATATAAACATGCAAAAAACATTTGCAGATTCGCCGCTGACCCAAGGTATGGGGACGGCGCCTCTAACACTACATGCGAGCGGTCAAGAAATAAATGTCATGGAGACAATAAAAAGAGCAATGGAGTTACTAGAAAACACGAACAAAGCAATAACGCAGGCAAAGAACAAGGCATTTAAATCAGACGACGGGCCGAAAATTATAGTGCAGCAAGAAGAAGACCTACTGTATTACGCGTTTGATGAGAACACAGCGGACGGAGCTATTGATAGCGACATGTGTTCTGGAAGTTCTGCTAGTAAGATTTATGCAGTCATGGAACTTATCGAAGAGCTATACGAGTCAGAAACATACACAGAAAAAGAGCTGCTAGAATCTTTAAACATAAAAAGGTAATGGACTATGAGAAAAGATAACGGATTACTAAAGCAAATTAATAAACTCAACAGGCGGGCAAGAATAAAAAAAGAATTAAAAGAATGCTTACGTGAGTGCAAAGGAAGGATAGCAATAATCTTTGTCGGCTTAATTTTTATAGCTGGATACACAGTAACCAAAGGATAAACATGCTAAACAAAATAACATTAATAGGAAATTTGGGCTCAGACCCCGAGTTAAGAGATACAAACACAGGCGTAAAAGTATGCAGCTTAAGCGTAGCAACAAGCGAGAGCTGGAAAGATAAACAGACAGGCGAAAAGAAAACTTCCACCGAGTGGCATAAAATTATTTTCTTTGGAGCTGTTGCAGAGATATGCAGTAAGTGGTTAAAGAAAGGGTCGAAAGTTTACATAGAAGGCTCGATACAAACAAGAAAGTGGACTGACAACAACGGACAAGATAAATATACAACTGAAATCAAAGGTCGTGAGATGAAGATGCTAGGTGACAACAGTCAACAACCAGCAAAGCAACAACAACAAAGCACTGCCCAAGCATCAAGCAATCAAGGTTACTCACCTGAGAACTTTGACGACCAAGTTCCCTTTTAGTTATTCACAAAATCCGTGGATAAACTTGTGCGTATCTTTTGTATAATCAGTGCATGTAAAGCCAGCCACCACTCATAACAGCTGGCTTCATTTGAACCTAATAAGTTATTTCAAACCCTTCATCAAATTAGACAAAGCACTTGAGCCAATCTTAGTTGCCTGGCCTTGCTCAGGAAATTGATGTTCAATAAGAATAGGCAAGTCATGTATTGGCTCGTTATTAATAAACTTTTGAACAGTCATAGAATAGTTATTAAAAAATAAATTCCTAACTCTTTTTTCTTCCGCGTAGTTTCCTTGCCTCTGTAGCGACTCTGACGACGTTAATTTATATGCATTATAAACTACAGCATGAGACCAGGTTTCGTTGCGTGCACATGGTGCTGAGCGCCTTAGAGCTTCATCGTATGCTACCTGTGCAGTTGGGAGGTTGAAATCTTTAGGGTCTGGCTTGCAGAACTCTATAAATTCCCCCGGCGTTGGTATGAAAGGAGACTTTATGGCGCGGCATTTTTTTACACCGTATCGAATTTTTTCGATGGTCGTCACATTGTTTTCAATTAACGCTAGTAGCCACTGCTCTTTTGCATTACTTACAATTTTATCATTGCTCCAGGCGTAACCGTTTGCTGGGAAAATAGATTGAAGCGTACTAAAAAGATTGTTAACAATGTCTTTTGTTTTTTGGTCGGCTGGTTCTCTAGCTTTATTATTTTCTTTGTCTGGCTCAGCACTAAGTCCATTGTTTGATGCTCTGTTGTATACATCTGAAAAACTTTTCATGTAGTTCATCCTTTAAAACAAGCTAGGCTCGTTGCCCCAATCGTTACTGTTCATGTCTACAGCGCCCCCTTTTTTTTCAGATGAGCTTTTATCAAACTCAATCATTTTCTTTGCGTCTAAAGACGGCCAGCCGTACGCAACCATCTTTGTGAAAGCGTCAATGGCTTTAATGCCCCCATCTTCACACAGACTGAGTTGTTTATTTATTTCATTCCATGACGTCTTGTTAATAGGAGATTTCTTTTTCCTCCTACTGATTGCCCACTCAACAAGTAAGTTCTCTGGGATGTAGTAAGGATTGTATTGCGTAGCTGATAGCTCAGTGATTCTTAAAGCCGGTAATGATTGCTCAGATGATGCAGGCGATTGGTTGGAGTAGTACGTATCTTCAAACTGAGACGGAGTAACTTTTTTTATTTCTTTAGAATAATTATGTAAGTGATCTTCTGTTGTATTCTTCTGTATATATGAAACGGACATTTTGTCCGGTTGGCCAATCGGACATTTTGTCCGGTTAGAAACGGACATTCTGTCCGGTTGGGACAACATTTGTTCAATCAATTCTAAAACTTTTCCGAGGTTAGGCTTGCACCATAAGGTATTTATTCCTTTAACTTTCTTGGTTTTTGTTTCGCACAACCCAATTTCAACGAGTGATTCGAACACCCTTCTCAATGTTCTTTCTTCAATTAAAATTTCGTCGTCCCATTCTTTATAGGATTTATAAAACCATCCATCCTTACCAACAGACGACTTGTTAGACCAGAAAATTATTTGATTCAATACGGTAGATTTTTTATAGCAGTTTAAAATCTTGATGTACGTCTTAGGGATACTTATAGTATTTCCTTGACCAGAAAAATTAGAAAGTAAAAGTTTATTTAAGTTTTCACTGCTCATTTTATTTACCTTTTTCACTGTTTAGGTGTTGCTAAACACGTAGTAAGTTTATATAATGAGCACCATATGTGTTGTGGGCTCATCAAGGATTGGTACCTCTGCCAGAGCGTCAACTCTGCCAGGGGATTTTGGACCATCATACTCTAAAAATTATTAACACTATGATTTTATTAAGTATAAGTTAGTCAAATATAATAACATTACCGTCCATAAGATATTTCAAGCATTCACTGGCTGTCTTTTTACCCTCGATAAAATATTTTTCAAGCAGGTATACAGCCTCTTCATAATCTATGCCTGTAGTTCTTTCTTTTACAGTAAATATTAAAAACACAAAGGCACCAAGTGACTGACAGCAATCAATAGATGTTATTTTTGAATCCTCGATCGTAGTAATCTTTAATTTTTCTTTAGTGAAATTTGACAAAATCTTTTCCCTATTAAATTAGTTTAAAAAATAGGCTTGAAAAAGAAAGAGAGAGAAGGGATAATGGAACCGTTCTCGCTTCTTAGACAAGCAGATCCTTGCAATCAGATGCGGCTATACATCGTGATTGTGTTTGGATACAGTACAATACATCGCAAATAAGATCAATGTAGGTTGTTAGTCCTTCCCTACATTGGTCTTTGTATTGTTTTCCACTTCCTTTATTTATATATTTTTCTTTATATCTTCCTTGGTGCTTAATTTTAATACCCCTTTAGTTGCCTTGTTTATCTTTCTTTGTGCCTTGATTGGTATGAATCCAATGTCAACCCAATACCTATAACTATTAACTCCGAGATCAAGCTTTCGCATTGCATTTGCCCATGTAACATAATGTGTTTTTAACTGGTCTGTTGTCATTTTATTTATTTCCCCATTAAAAGTTAGTTGATATCATAATCAATTATTGTTAACATATCAACTGAATTAATTGAGGACTAAATTATGAAGAGAAATTTTAAAGACGGAGTTCATAATATCAGCAATGATATTTACCACGGCTCCGATGGTGTGAGTCGCAGCGGATTGTGGCTACTCAAACAAGCCCCGGCTTACTATTACAATCGATATATCAATCCGTATTATGTAGACCATAAGACAAACAAGAATTTAATAATGGGTAACTTAGTTCATTGTTTAACGCTTGAGCCTGAACTGTTTGACACGGATTACGTTGTCACTCCTGAGCTTAAGGCGCTACCAAAAGTTGGCTTACTTAAAGACATTGGGCGTGAAGAATTCGACGCGCAAAAATCTATGCGACTTAAGATAGAAGAAATAAACAAAAATGTCATGGATGAATTTCAAAATAATTTACAAGGCAAGCAAGTCATAGCTCAAGATGTATATAGCACAGCAAAAAAAATAGCTGGCTCAGTATTAAAAGATGAATTCTCAACATCATTACTAGAGGGTGCGAAGATTGAGCAATCAATTTACTGGACGCACGAAGCCACGGGCATTCAATGTAAGGCTAGGCCGGACGCGTGGCTAGGTAATATCATTATTGATTTAAAAACCACAGCAGATGGAAGTTATAGAAACTTTCAACGCAGCGCTTATAACTACGGATACTTTTTACAGGCTGGAATGATTAGCGAAGCGCTTAAATCTGTCGGTGTAGAGATGGAAAAGTTTATTATTTTATCAGTTGAAAAGGTTGAGCCGTATGCCACTGCAACATTTGTCCTTGATGATGATTCAATTCAGTATGGAATAGATTTATTTAATAAGCTTATGCAAGACTTCAAGCAATGCAAAGATGATAACCGATGGCCAGCATACCCACTGCAAACTTTATCACTACCTAATTACGCAAACCTTGAGGAACTATAACAATGAACGACCTAGGATTTAAGAAAGAACCAGTAAAAGAAAGCGCTAGTTTAGCTACAGTTAATGAGGCTCGCGCAGTTGCAGAGGTTCAAAGCGCTTATATAATTGCTAAAAAATTCCCCCGTAATCAGCATGAAAGTTATGTAAATATGATGGATGCTTGCAAGCGTCCTATGTTAGCTGAGCAAGCTATGTATGCTTATCCGCGCGGCGGCCAGTTAGTGACAGGCCCTAGCATTAGACTAGCTGAATCAATGGCTCAATACTGGGGTAACCTTGATTGTGGCGTTCGTGAAGTATCTCAAAATAATGGCGTATCAGTTGCAGAGGCTTACGCAATAGATTTACAAACGAATACACGAGTCGTTAAAGTTTTTCATGTTAAGCATGAAAGGCATTCACGCAAAGGTGTTACGAAATTAAAAGACCCTCGGGATATATACGAGCTAGTTGCCAACCAAGGCGCTAGAAGATTAAGAGCTTGTATACTTGCTATTATACCCGGCGACGTAACCGATGGGGCAGTCTCTCAGTGCCGCAAGACTCTTGAAAGCTCCGACGTACCTATTGTTGAACAAGTCCGCAATATGGTATCGGCATTTGATACGCTTGGAATTAAAGTTAATCATTTAGAAAAAAGATTAGGGCATAACCTTGACGCAATAATACCGCAAGAAATTGTTACGCTTAAGTCTATCTATAAATCAATTAAAGATGGCATGTCAAAGAGGGAAGATTTTTTTGATATACAATCAAAGGTAGAAGAACATTCCAAAGAAGATCTTAAACAGTTAATTACTAAAAACAAAAAGGAATCAACTAATGGCAGTGAAGAAAAAAGTTGAACTAACAACTGAGTGCAAAACAGGAAAGCATATCTTTATCGTAACAGCTAGCATGACCAAAGGCGGCATGAATAAAGCAACGACTATGAGATGCCAGCATTGCTTAATCCCTTTAGACTTAGAAGAAATTAGCTCAAGAGAGTGGCAAGAGGAAGAAGG